AGATCGACTGCGGTGACTCGCTCCCACGGCTTCGTGTAATTGTTCGAATGTGACGCCGTTTGAGCAGCGTGACGGCCACGTTTCCGCAGGTAGAACCCATGATCAATGATCACTGGGCACACCTCAGCAGGGACTGCTGTTGATCTTCCTGTCGCGAAGTCCGCTGGTCACGTCGCAAATTCTGCCTTGCTTCCCACTGCGCCAGTCACGTTCCCGTACTCGTGACGCCTCCCGTGACGCTACCTGAATGGAGGCGCACGTGCCGCGTACTGCAGTGCCATGCGCCGGCTGCGGAAAGCCAGCGATCGGCGGGCGTGGTTCGCTACCCGCAGGGCAGCGAATGTGCCAGCCATGCCGCCGAACCGATCGGGGCCACTTGGCGGCGAAGGCGGCTGCTCGATCAAGTCGGGACGCCATCGGGCGCGAACGGAGACGCGTCCGAAAGCCGTGCGAGCAGTGCGGGGCGGTGTTCACGGCTTCGAGCGTGAAGGTCAGGTCCTGCTCTGGCACCTGCGGGCAACTGCTGCGGAACGCGGAGGGTCGCGGTGTCGGTCAGTTCAAGACAGCCGAGGAGCGCGAGGCTGCGAGGCAGGCAATGTGGCAGCGGAAGAACCGCCGCCGACGTGCGCTGAAGCGGAAGGCCAAGTCGGAACGCTACGACCTGGCGGAGATCGCGGAGCGAGACGGGTTCACCTGTGGGATCTGCTCAACGCCGGTGAACATGTTGCTCCGCCGGCCGGATCGCTGGTCGCCCACGATCGACCACGTCGTTCCGATCGCCGCGGGCGGGGACGACACTCGAGCGAACGTCCAGCTCGCGCACTTCGGCTGCAACTCCCGCAAGGGCGCGAAGGTCGCCTGATGTCCGACTCGGACGCCCTCCGGGCTAGACGCTCACGCCGACACAAGGCGGGAGACCACTCGCTGTGTAAAGCGGACTCGTTCTGTCGAGCCAGCAAGGCAGATGAGCCGCTGGTTCCTACCGACAGCGTTAGCGGCTCGAGCTTCGGGCTGGCGGAGCGAGGCCAGGAGCTTTGGCAGCTGATGCGGACCAACGTGGCAGGCCCCCTGCAAGTTGCCCTGCTGCTCGAGGCATGCCGGATCGCCGACCGGCTGGACACCCTGGACCGACAACTCCACGGCGATGCGTGGCTGCGGTTCCGGCACCACGAGTCGGATGTCGAGGTCACGGTCTACGTAGACCGGGTGCTCGCTGAGGCTCGGGAGCAGGCAACGGCGTTCAGGGGGATAGTCGCCGAGCTGAGCAAGTCTTCATCCGCGCCGAAGCCGGCTGAGTCGACGGGCGGTGGTGGACTTGCTGACCTCACCGCCAAGATCGCTGCAAGGCGCGCTTCGACCAAGGGTTGAGTTCCGTCCCGAAGGGATCGTCGGCTCGCACGGCGATGTCGCCGCGGCACTGATGGAGCGGGCGGGAAAGCCGCTCGAGTCGTGGCAGTGCGATGGCATCGACCTGATGCTGTCGTACCGGTTGGACGACATGTGGGCCTGCTACGAATACGCGGAGTGGGTTGCAAGGCAGAACGGAAAAGGCGGCCTCGGGGAGGCTCGAGCGCTCACGGGGTTCTTCGTCCTGGGCGAAGAGTTGATCACGTGGACGGCGCACGAGTACAAGACCGCGCACGAGGCGTTCCGGCGTATGAAGGCGCTGATCCGCCGGCTCGGGAAGCCGATCTCGGAGACGCTGGTCGACTTCGGCGAGTTCCTGGTGAAGATCTCCAATGGCAATGAGGAGAGCTTCGAGCGGCTCGACACCAATCAGCGGATCATCTTCATCGCTCGATCGAAGTCGTCGGGGCGTGGGTTCACCGGTGATGTGGTGATCATCGATGAGGCGTTCGCGTACACCTCGGAGCAGGCTGAAGCGCTCGGTCCGACCCTGACGGCCAGGCCGAACGCGCAGATCGTGTACTTGTCGTCTCCGCCGCTGACGGGCGACACGGGCGAGATCATGTTCGAGCTCAAGGACCGCGCAGAAGCCGGCGGAGACGACTCGCTTGGCTACCGCGACTGGGGTGTCGAAGGGTTCCTCGACGACCGAGCCAAGATGGACCTGGACGATCCGAAGTTGTGGGCACAGTCCAACCCCGCTCTCGGACGTGGTCGCGTGACGTTGTCGACCATCCAGAAGCTTCGCCGGATGCTGTCGTCGAAAGAAGGCCGCGGATTCGCGCGCGAGGTGTTGGGGCTGTGGCCGAAGCGTATCGAGGGCGGCGGCGCGATCGACATGGACATCTGGCGCCGTGACCACCTCGAGGGTGGCCTGCTTGATCCGGAGTCTCGACGGGCCGGCGATGTCGCACTCGCCGTGGACATCGCCCCGAACCGGGACTACGCCGCGATCGGGATCTACGGCAACCGTGAGGACGGGTTCGGGCACTCGCAGATCGTGGCCTACAAGCCAGGTACGGAGTGGGTGGTCGACGAAGTTGTCCGGTGGCGCGAGGCCCTGGATCCAGTGGCCGTGGTGATGGGCCGCGGTACCGCGGCGTCGCTCGAAGTGGAACTCAAGAAGGTCGGCATCCATCGCGCGAAGGACCGGCCGGACGATGACTTCAGTGAGAAAGAAGCTCCGAAGCGCGGCGAGCTACACGTGCTGACCGCCCTGCAGATGTCCGGAGCGGTGGGGAACCTGCTCGACGCGGTACGGCAGAAGACGTTCCGGCATATCGGCCAGAGGGAGCTCGACGCCTCCGCGGAGGGATCGAAGACGAAGCGGAATGGAGACACCATCGCGTGGGCGCTGGCGGACTTCGCTGCGGACACTGCTCCCCTGGTGACCATTACGGCAGCGCGTTGGGGATTCACCGCACTTGCCCACCTGATCGATGAGGAGGAACCCGACCCGTGCGTCGTCTTCGTGTGAGCGCGAAAGCTGTGTCGCGGCTCGTCGTGCTCACCGGGATCGCGGCCGGCGTCGGAGGCAGCTTCGTCCTCTGGGGGTTGGGGGTGGCGCTTCTCGTGATCGCGCCGGCGCTGGTCCTGTACGGCTTGCTGCTCATCGACGTGAAGGGGTAAGTCTTGCCTAACTTGCTCCAGACGGTCCGGGGTAACCGGTCCATCTCGTCGGTCGACGACTTTGCGAACGCGTTGAACAACTTCGTGTTCAACGGGAACGCCTACGGCTTCACCAACGGGATCAACCAGACCATTCAGGGTGCGTCGGAGCGGATCCCCAACGACCTCCAAGGGTTCGCGTCCGCGGCGTACGCCTCGAACGGCGTCGTGTTCTCCTGCATGGCTGTACGGCAGCTGGTGTTCTCTGCGATCCGGTTCACCTGGCAGCAGATGAACAACGGCCGGCCGTCGAAGATGTTCGGAACGAAGGACCTGTCGATCCTTGAGTCGCCGTGGACCGGTGGGACCACGCAGGACATGACTGCCCGGATGATCCAGGACGCTGACTTGGCGGGGAACTCCTACTGGTTCCGGGATCAGAACGAGCTTGTCCGGATGCGTCCGGACTGGGTGGAGATCGCGCTCGAGCCCCGCCGGGTCGGTAACGGTCAGGTGGGGTGGCGGAAAATCGGTTACGCCTATTCCGAGGGTGGCGTGGGCGGGAACAGTGGTCCGTCTGCGGTGTTCCTGCCGGACGAGGTGGTGCACTTCGCTCCGATGCCTGACCCTCTGGCGACGTATCGGGGCATGTCGTGGCTGACGCCGGTGTTGCGGGAGATCTCCAACGACAAGGCGATGGGGCTGCACAAGGCGAAGTTCTTCGAGAACGGCGCTACCCCGAACATGATCGTGAAGTTGGATCGGGCAGTCGGCGTTGAGAAGCTGAAGCTGTTCGCGGAGATGTTCAAGGCTCAGCACTCCGGCGCAGACAACGCCTACGAGGCGATGTTCCTCGGCGGCGGCGCAGACGTCACCGTCGTGGGCAGCGACTTCAAGCAGATGGACTTCAAGCAAGTCCAGGGCCATGGGGAAACCCGTATCGCCGCGGCGGCCGGCGTGCCGCCGGTGATCGTCGGTCTCTCCGAAGGCCTCGAGGCCGCGACTTATTCGAACTACGCGCAGGCCCGCCGCCGGTTCGCTGACGGCACCATGCACCCCCTGTGGCAGAACGCCGCAGGGTCGATGGCGACGGTGATGCCGCGCCGGCAGGAAGGCGTGCGGCTCTGGTACGACGCGCGGGACGTGCCGTTCCTGCGGGAAGACCGGAAGGATGCCGCCGAGATCCAGCAGGCCCAGGCGATCACCATCCAGACCCTCATCCACGCCGGGTACCAGCCCGATTCGGTAGCGGCCGCTGTGGAGGCGGAGGACTTCACCCTCCTCGTCCACACCGGACTTGTTTCTGTTCAGCTCCAAGCCCCGGGCTCTCAGCCCGCTGACACCTCGACGGGGGTGGCTCCGTGACCCTGACCATGGCGATCCCCTCGAGCCTCGAACGGTCCATGCCGTTCAAGCTCGAGCGGGCCGACAGCGCATCGACGGGAGACGGCCTCACTCTCGACGGGTACGCCGCCGTCTTCGACACCCCCACGCGGATCGACTCGTGGGAGGGATGCTTCGACGAGCAGATTCAGCGTGGCGCGTTCAAGAAGAGCATCCGGGAGAACACGCCTGTCCTGCAGTTCGACCACGGCCGGCACCCACTCATCGGTTCCATCCCCATCGGGGTGATCACGGAACTCGCCGAGGACGACGCGGGACTCCACGTCGTCGGACGCATGTCGGACAACTGGCTGATCGAACCCGTGCGGGACGCGATCGCCAACGAGTCTGTCGACGGCATGTCGTTCCGGTTCGAGGTCGTCCGCGAAGAGTGGCGCGACAACAAGGGGACCGTGCTGAAGGACCCCTACGAGATCATGGATCTCCTGTGGGAACCCGGCGAGCGGGGTCCGCTGCTGCGGATCCTTAAGGAAGTGCGCTGCGCCGAACTCGGCCCGGTCGTGTTCCCCGCGTACAAGGAAACTTCTGTGGGCGTCCGCACCAAGGACGAAGCCCGCAGCGCGCAGCGCGAGACTGTCCGCAGTCTCATGCTGCGCAGTTCCGACACCGCGCCGCCCGACTCTGGGCACCCGGTTGAGGAACGTGCGACGCCGCCCGACTCTGGGCACCTCGCTGACACTGACGCGCCGCCCGACGCTGGGCACCCGTCGCCGACCCCAGATCCCGCAGTCGAACGCCTCCGCGGCTACATCCGTGAAGCCACGGGCCGCATGAAGGACGTTCTGGCGCCCATCAGCAAGGACTGATCATGGAGCTTTCCCACCCGCAGGCGGTGATCCGCCTCAAGGACATCGAAGCCGAACTCGAGCGACTCGGCGAGAAGAAAGACCTCAGCATCGAGGACGAGAAGGTGTTCGACGAACTCACTCGCGAGTTCGTCGACGTCGACGCCCACCGCCGGCAGCTCGAGCGGAATGCCGCCCTCGAGCGCGTCCGCGATGCGGCCCGCGCGACCGACCGCACCCCTTCCGCGGTGCAGTTCGAGCGCGGCAACGGCAACGGCGGAGACTACGACAATGACCCGATCCTCAACCCGGATTCGGTCTCCGAGCGGCGGTTCCGCAACCCGTGGGACCTCTCCGGGGTGCGGACCTTCGACCGTGACAAGGGTGAGGTGGCGAACGAACTCCGGGCTCGCGCGATCTCCGCGGTCGAGCGGATGTCGGGCGCGAACGACCGGGTCCGCTCCGCGGCGACGGACATCATCGAGCAGTGGGACGACGAGGACGGCAAGATCTCCCGCATGTGCCTGGCGACCAGTTCGCCGGAGTACCTGCGTGCGTGGTCGAAGGTCGCCACCGGCCGGGGCCACATGCTGTCCCCGGAGGAGCAGCGGTCCCTGTCCCGCGCGATGTCCCTCACGGACTCCGCCGGCGGCTACCTGGTTCCGTTCCAGCTGGACCCGACGGTCATCATCACGGCCAACGGTTCCCTGAACGAGATCCGGCAGGCGGCCCGCTCGGTCGTCGCCACCGGGGACGTGTGGAACGGCGTCTCCGCGGGTTCGGTGTCGTGGAGCTTCGACGCGGAAGGTACGGAGGTGTCGGACGACACCCCGTCGTTCGCGCAGCCGACCATCCCGCTGAACATGGCCCGCGGTTTCGTCCCGATCTCGATCGAGGCGATGCAGGACGAGGCGAACGTCACCCAGGAGGTGGCGCGTCTCCTCGCGTTCGGCCGCGAGGAACTCGAGTCGTCGAAGCTGATCTCCGGTTCGGGTTCGGGTGAGCCGACGGGCATCGTCACCGCCCTCACCGGCACGTCGTCGGAGCTGACGCAGGGCACCAACACTCTGCCGCTGACGTCGGTGTACGGCCTCGACAACAGCCTCCCGGCCCGGTACCGCCGGGGTGCTTCGTGGCTCGCGCAGCGGTCGATCTACAACGCGGTCCGTCAGTTCGACACCGCTGGTGGTGCCGCGCTGTGGACCCAGATCGCGAACGACGTGCCGCCGCAGCTCATCGGCCGCCCGGCCCGTGAGGCGGAGGCCATGACCGCCACCGTCACCACCGGTTCCCGCAACCTCGTGTACGGCGACTTCTCCAACTACGTGATCGCCGACCGGATCGGCATGACCGTCGAGTTCATCCCCCACCTGGTGGGGGCGAACCGGCGTCCGACCGGTCAGCGCGGCTGGTTCGCCTACTACCGGATCGGCGCCGACAGCGTCAACGACGGTGCTTTCCGCATGAACAAGGTCGGCTGACCCCTCGACCAGCACCGGAGCCGCGGGGGGGCCCCCGGGAGGCGGGCGGGCCCGGGGCGGCCCCAA